CGCGACTATAGTCGGTGTGTTAGACATCGTTAAGATGGGTTATATCGTTGATCCTAGTGACGACACAGTCGAGTTTGAAGTCGATGAAAACTTTTGGGACGACGATGAAGACGACAGTGACGATGAATATGTAGAGCCGTTTTAAAGCGCGATAAGAAGGCGTTAAGAACGCGATAAGGACGACGTTAAAGACGCGCTTAAAAAGTTTTGGTAAAAAAGTGTGAATGGTCTTACGTTATAGCGAAAAAACGAAATTCCCCCCATAGGTAGGTAGGTTTTTTCCTGTGGGTCACGATATGGGCACAACCAAACACTCAATGCCTTTTAAATACTAGGCTCGCAAAGGATATATTATCTGATTGGCTTTGGATTGCGTTGTAAATCGTTGTTTGTGCTACTCGTGTAAAGCAAATCAAAGTTTATTAGTGATAGTTGATTATCATTAGTGCATATTTGAGTTTACTATTGTTTTTTCTTTTCGACTTTTAACGCCTTCTTAACGCTTCTCAATCGCGTCTCAATCTTTGCTTTAAATCGCTTTAACTCGATCAAAACGCCAATCCATCGAAAAAAATCTTCACTAGTGTTTAAGCGGTTTCTAGCTTGTTTTAAGAATATTGGATTTGACAATGTTGGCGATTTTTGATTGAAGCAAGACTCACATTTTTAACTACTAATCAAACAACAACAATTATGACAACTCAAATAAACGGAAAATATTTACCACTGCTTAGAACATTCATTAAAGATTTTAAAAGCTATCCTATGCAAATTAGAGACCAAAAAATCGCCAAACAAAACCGCATTGATTTCTTGCGTACAAAAAAGAATAATCATTTGGCGGTAGCTTATGACGAGCTTGGTAACGCTTTCGCACTCTGTGCTGATGGTTTTTGCCGTCAACTCGAACGCCACGAAGAAAACACAAATTATTAAAACGCGAACCAAACAACAACTAACAATTATGAAAATTACTAAAGTAAACAAAGGCTTCTATATGACGGAAATAAACGATAGGGAGTTTTGGATTCAATCGCCTAACTATACTGAAACCAAGCAATGGCTTTTATTTGAAGCAACACAAGGTTTTGGTCTGCCTGTAGAGGAGAGCTGTTATTTCGATACGAAGAAAGAAGCAATTGAACACTTACACAACAGCTTAACCAAATAATCAAAATGAAAGAACTAAACAAAGGATATATAAAACGCATTCATGTCAATCAGCACATCATCAAAGCAAATCGCAAGAACGGCACAAAAGACGCGGTGTTAACGATCAAAACCACTAGCGACAATATCAAAGCAAATCATATTATGATCGGTGATAATGTCCGCCTTTGCTACGCTCCTCAATCACCATTGGCTTGTGGTGCAACGATCTGGATTGAGACGACTGAAGAAATCAATATACAAGCTTAAAACGCGAATCAAACAATAATTATGACAAGATCAATAACACCATTCCACCGCTTAAGATTTAACTCTCTTTTGAACGCTGACAGCACAAGTAGAAAAGCGAATGTTCTAGAAGCGTTAATCATCCAAGCCAGTAATGAATATATCAAAGTTATGAAAGACATCGGAAACGATCAAAGTTATGCTTTAAGACGCGATTTAGCTCATTCCATACAACATCCTGATTTATGGGAAAAAGACCAACTTAGTTAAAACGCGAAACAAACAACCAACAATAAGACCATCGTTTTAAACGCGGTGGTTTTTTTGTGTCTTCGTATAACGCCTTTTAATCGCGTTTCAATCGCAAACCCATACTTTTATATGCGTTCACAAAAAAGCCGCCTTTAAACGCGATAAAGGCGGCTTTAAGGGTTTGTTTGTTTGTTTAGTTATTTAAGCTGTAAACCTTCATTCGCGTCATATCCGATCATTGTTAAAAATGTCCATGAATCGAATAACATGGTTGAACCCCAACCTGATTGAATGTCTTTCCTTTGTCTTGCGTTGCAATCGTTATAAAAATATTCAACATCACTTTCAAATTGTAAGAATACTGATCCGTCAGAATCGACATTAAATTCTTTTAGATAGTCGATTATTTGGTCAATGTAAGATTGCTTAATTGGCGTTAAAGTTAAACATCCCATTGAATCTTCTCTAGCGTTAATTTTAATGTTCATGCGTTTATGTCTGAGATATAATATTGTGTTACATTGGATACGAAATTGTGAACAACTGTAAGTAATACGCCATTAGATATATAATAACTAAATTCAGCTAATTCTGTTTTCTTGTAATCGTTCCAAGTTTTATCATCATTGCCTTTTAACTTATTAAAAGCTTGCTCTGTGATTTCTACAAATGTTTTTACTTCTTTCATAATTATATTAATTGTTTTTAATCATTTTTACATCCTTAACAAATCGAGTTTGAAAGAAATTATTAATGTGAACGCATTTATGACCACATAACGAAGTAAATATTAATACTATCTTACCTTTCAATTTGTCGCCATTGTCGTCTTTGTATTCTATTGTGTCGCCTTCTTTCATAATTATATTATTTCAATTGTTTTTATCGATTTGTAACAAGTTTTTAACAAGTCGATCAAATCATCAATCGATTCAAATCGTTCTTTTGTTTCGGTTCCTCTAATATCATCGAGCCAAAACTCATAACAATATTGCCAGTCGTGAATGATCAAATGATCGCGTTTATATGTTTTCATAATTAATTGTTTTTAATCATTAATGCGAGCAATACAACCCACCCAAACACCGCGACAACGGGAATTAATAGCAGTTGCAAGCGGAACTTAGTTGAACGCCTTAATTCGTTTTCTTCGCGTTCGAACCATTCTTGCATGGTTAAATCTTTATCGTTTTTCATAATGTTTTGTTTTGTTAGGTATTAATAAGTTAAAAAATCCGATCATGTTAAAAAGCTTTAACGCGTCAACAACTTTTTTATCGCGTCTCAATCGATTAAACTTGAGCTAATAACCAAGTATTAATTCTTTTAATCATAAAATCATATTCTCAGATTCGTTTTAATCGCGTTTTAATCGCGTCTCAAATCGTTCGTTTTATCGTTCGTTTTATATCGCATTTTTTGCGTTTTCCAATCGCGTTTTATCGCGTTCAATCTCACGTCAAAAATCGCTTTAAATTCTTTTAACCGACTAACCGACTAAAAATTTTTATGTACGTGTTCGCTAGTATTTAAGCGGTGTTTACGTGTTTTTAAAAAATTAGTGCTTGCGTCTTTTACGTTTTTTCACATCGTCGGCATTTCAACATTATTATTAACCGACTAAACAACAATAAACGAAATTATGAACACATCATTTAAAACCTTTCATTTTGTCAGTTCTCACGGCGAACTTTACATCAACGGAGACGGCACAATAAACAAAGAAAAAAGCGACCTTGGTTCTAACGATGCAGACAATTGGTTACACACGATTGAAAAAGTTGATATGGACGAATGGATTCATTGGAATCAGTTAATAGGTATATTAGAACCCGACTGCGGTGATAGTTTGGATTTTGGCTTTTGGGACAAAAACGGAGTATACCATGCTCCCGATTTAACGTGGAGAAAAGAAGACTTCGTGGACAACGGCATCCTAACCCAAGAACAAGTACATCGTGCGATAGAAAAAACAAAAGCGTGGTTACGTACGTATCGTTGTACTGACACCAAAGAAATCACAATCCAACAACTTAAAAACGAAATCAAACGCGTGGAAAACGAGCATGGTAACATTGACCATATTTACGTGACTATAATTACCGATCTTTTTTAAACCTAATATTATTAACCGACTAAACATTATGCCAAAAACAAATACACACCAACGCATGAAATTATACGAAGTTTATGCATATCGCACACGCAACGGACGACGCGGACTATGGAAAGTCTTAGACGTTGAGAAACGCAATACCGAGGAAGCCGTAGAACAAGGGAAACGCTTTTCTAAGTTGATGGGGTACGAATACTCGCATGTAACGCAACAGATAGGAGCAGTATTATGAGCTTAGAAATGGTCTTATTTTGGTTCATGGTTTTCATCCTTTCTTTCGGCTTATTATACTGGGAGAAAGGCGACCGATGAACGACACACCTAAAACGCTTTTTGCCGACGGCTTTGACGACGCTATAATCGGCATTACATCCGACAGAATTAACGGCATTGAACGCATTGTATACGACGCTTGGAAAATGATTGACGTGTTAGTAAAACGCGACAACATGAAAGCACGTGAAGCGTTAGAGTACCTTGAGTTTAATACGTTTACAGCGTACGTGGGCGAAGGAACGCCGATTTACGTGGACGTTATGACGCGAGAAGAAATAGAACAACGCCTTGAAGAACAATAATGACACTACCAAGCGGATTATTTACTAACCGACGCTCCACCATCCAACCGAAGCTTGAACGCACCAAGAACGGCGAGCTTATTTACGTGTTCGCCGATGGTTCGTGGAAGTACTTTTGGGAGTGGATCGCGACATCAACCAAACAACAATTCAACCAATACGACAAAACCAAACCAACCAACAAATAAATGAAAGATAAAGAACAAAAAAAACACTGGCAAGTAAGACTTAACGCTGAACAAATCTTTGAGCTTAAATACTTACTACGAAACGAAATCAACAACGAACAAGACAACGACGAAAGTTTACTTACGTTGCTTCGTAGTATCATCCACGCTTTCGATGAAGCGGGACAACTTGAGCTTGTAGAATGCTTGGAATGTATGCACGTCTACCCCGAAATTGACCACGACTTAAAACCTTGTCCTACTTGCCGTAACAGCAAAGCGGAACGGACTATCTATCTAGGCATAGAATAATACGACAAACAACAATGGACGAAGAATACGAATACATAAGAGCGGAATACAAAGAAGAACTTAGACGCGACATAAACCGACATCGTGGCTTAACCGACTTTGACATCGACGCTAACGACGACAACGACGACTTAACTGATAACGACGATGAGTAAATACTTTGAAGAAGAAGAAGATCGCTATCCGCCACGTCCTAACCTCGCACCTGACTATTACTATTGGGAACGCGAAGAATGGGACGAAGAAGCGTTTATAAAACAAACTAAATACTTACACAACGACGACAACGACAACAATGAAAAGGAGACAAACGAAAGCTTATGACAATACAACCTAAATTAATTGCTTTATGCGGACATAAGGGCGTGGGTAAATCGACTTATGCGTCGTTTTTAGCGGGCAAGAATGGACACGTGTTCAGCTTTGCAACGCCGTTAAAGTCCATGTTAACCGCCGTATTCCCGAATGAGTACGTGTTAAAAAAGAAGGACGAGAAGATACCTTACTTTGACGTTACGGCTCGCTATCTTTTACAGACGCTTGGTACGGAATGGGGACGTGAAATGGTCGATCAGAATATATGGATCAAGCTTTTACGTGTCCGCTTGATCGAGCATTTAACCGACTCAGTTGTAACGCCTTTGGTCGTCGATGATCTACGCTTTGACAACGAAGCCGAGATGATCCGCGAGTTAAGCGGAGAAGTATGGCAGTTAGATCGTCGTGCTTTTATTCCAAGCGATGATAAGCACGTGTCCGAACAAGGCATCAGCGACAAACTTATAACTAAGAAAGTATTAATATGAACGACGACGCTGAACTACCACATATTGATCCATTCCTTAGTTGGGAGAGCATCGACAAAGCGTTTGAACATTTTTGGTCGCAGAACCAGTTGGGTATAGACAAGGATGGAAAACCTTATCGCACGAACACGCCAAGAAAGCGTCCGAAGAACCGAGGCTTTAGCGACCACAACTGGATGTTTGATAAAAAGAAAGCCGTAAAAATTAAGGTTGATAACGAGGACGAGCTTATTTAAACATCGCCGTTATGTTAAAACGAAATCAGATATTACCTTACCTTGAGACGCGTCTTGAACTCGCTAAGTCATCGAGTAAAAACAACGCGGAGATTTTTGCAAGTATGTCGCAATGTCATAGGTTACTTGCCGCCTCATTGTTGCTAGGTCACTACCGAGGAGACGAAGCGAGAGGGATAACGTGTATGTACGACGTGTTACCTTTTAGTCCTGAGACGATCAGACGTGCAGTCAAGGACGGCGTGGAGATGGGTATCATTGACGTCGCGAACGGCGGTGACAAGCGATATAAAAAGATTAAAGCGTCGCAAGAATTAGTGGACAGGTTTGAAGACGTTGTATTAGACTCCTCAAACGATTAAACCCAACAATAAAACGAAAGGAAAGACTACATGAGTAGAATAAACCAAAGACATCAGCGGTTTCAAGTTGATGTACGAACGTCAAAAGGAAGGCTAAGACCGACCTTTGACACCTACGACGCGGCGAATACGTGGTTGAAAGAGGTCGAGAAAAAGGACAAACTTGGTCTTGATTTCACGAACGAAGTCGTGAATGCAACGGCGATAAGCATGAACGTACGTGAACTCGCTGAAGAAACACTTAACCGACATTGGCGTGGGTGTAAATCCGAGATGAGCCTGTGGAGGAACGCGAAGGATGTTTACTTACGTGTTGGTGCAAGTCGTCCAGTACGCGACATAAGCGAACGTGTGATTGATGACCTTGTGTACGAGCTTGAACGCGATGGAAAAGCAAACGCCACGATTAACCGACGTCTTGCCGCTCTATCGAAGATGCTTAAACACGCATACCGACGGGGATATATTTCCAGGATGCCGTTGATCGAGCGTAAGCGAGAACCAAAAGGACGTGTTCGTTGGATTACGCCCGAAGAAGAGACGGCGATGGTCGCTAAGTTCCAAGAGATGGGACGTACTGAGATGGCGGACTTCGCAAAGATACTTACGTGTACAGGATTACGTACAGGTGAGTTGTTTAAACTTCTTGGTCGCGATGTGAACCTTGAAGAGCGGGTCATGCATTTATGGGACACCAAGAATGGTAAGTCTCGATCTGTACCGCTGACTCAGGATGCTTGTGACGCTTTACAACGCAACTTAAAACAAGGTAACGAGCGATTGTTTAGCTTCACTCAGGATGCATTTAGTCATTGTTGGAAGATGATGAAGCATCTGATTGGTCTTGAAAAAGATGACGAGTTCGTACCGCATTGCTTGCGTCATACGTGTGCGTCAAGACTGGTTCAAAAAGGTATGTCTTTACCTGTCGTCATGGAGTGGTTAGGACATAGTACAATCAGTACAACGTTACGTTATGCGCACCTCGCACCTAAGTCCTTAGAACTGGCAAGAGATGCGTTAGAAAGTCGTGACCAAACCGTGACCAAACCGTGACCAAAAGCGCTTAAAAGGAAGAAATCTCGTGACTCACAGAATTTTACATGTTATACTGAAACCCGCACTTACCAAGGCTTACAACGAAAGCGGGCGTGGTGAAATTGGTATACACAAGGGACTTAAAATCCCTGGATTCTGTATAGTAGTCACGAGTTTTTCTCCTAACTTATTCAATCAATTCAATAATTTAGTTGACATAATATCTCTTCGTACATTTCTTAGTAGATGTAACGGCGTGACCATGTCGTGACCACAACCACCAACAAACAATAAACGAATTATGGCAAGACCATCGAGAAAACTAACGCCCGAAGAAATTAGAAGCGTTCAAACTAACCCGCCTAAAGTAATGAATACCGCACAAGCGGGGGCTTATATAGGATTAAGTACAACAGCCGTAAGATACATTATATCCATTGATGAAACATTTCCCGCCTTTAAGTTGAGCGTTGGCGGAGAGTGGAAGTTTCTTCTTGTAAAAGTAGACGCTTGGTTACTTAAAAAAGACCGAGTCGAGCATGAGGAAGAGTAATCTAGCATGGATCAGCTAGAGCTTAACCTAGAGATGCAACAATCGGGCATCGCCCGTTACCGCCGTAAGGTGGAGTCTGCAAAGCGTCGTGAAAAGGAATCCGAAGCACCTTATGGTCAGCGTTTGTTACGTGGTACGTTACCGCAAGTCATCGACGAATTACAAAACCGAATCAAGTACCACAAGAAAAACCCAGCGGCTGTGCCGAAATGGTTACCGCTCATCTGGGACATGCAACCCGAAGTCATCAGCTTAATCGCGATGAAGACAATGCTTGATGGTATCTGTCGTAAACACCCACTCACTAACACAGCGATTCGAGTCGCGACGAACATCGAAGATGAAGCACGATACATCCGTCTCAAGGAAGAGTATCCTGACGTGTTTAAGTTCGCTAAAAAGGACGTTGAGAAGTGGAGTGATCGTACGTACCGACGGATTCGTGAAGCGTTTTTAAGGCACGAGCAAGGCGAATCAAAGAAAGGTAACATCGAGCCTTGGAAGGTATGGACGCGAAGAGAAAAAATAGCTATGGGTACGTGGTTACTTGAGCTTATACGCACGACTACCAATCTCGTTACCTTTGTCATACTAGGAAAGAATACCAAAACGCGATGGTTTATTACTGCAAGCGACGATCTATTCCAATGGATAGCTGACTACAATCAAAACCAAGAACTATTAAAACCTTTATGGTTACCTATGGTGGAGACGCCAGCACCTTGGAAGGGATTGTGGCAAGGCGGATACAAGGACGTTGATCTTCAACCACTTACGTTTATCAAGTCAAACGACATGGAATATATGCGTGAGCTTGACACGTCAAGTTTTCAACCTGTTATTGATTCGGTTAACCACGTACAAGAGACGCCTTGGACGGTCAATGATAAGGTATTAAAGATAGCACGATGGGCATGGGATAATGACCGAGAGATCGGCGAGATGTGCCGTCGTACTGACTACGAGTTACCGCCTTTTGATCCGACAGCCGAAGGCGATCCAGAGCGTAAGCGTGAGCTTGGTCGCAAGAGCGGAGTGCTTAGAAGTTTAAACATATCGTTACGCAGTCAACGCTTACAGATAATAAAGACATTGTGGTTAGGCGATAAGTACGCGGGTAAACACTTTTACTTTCCACATCAGATCGACTTTCGTGGACGCATGTATCCCGTGCCTTACTACCTGTCACCACAAGGTACGGATTTGTCGAAGTCGTTGTTATTATTTAGCGAGTCAGAAACGATTTGGAATCCCGAAACGGACGCTCGATGGTTAGCGATACACGGTGCGAACTGTTACGGCATGGACAAGGTGACGTTCGATGAGCGTGTTAAGTGGGTCAATGACAGACGCCAAGAAATATTTGAAGTATGTAAAGACCCGAAGGTCAACGACTGGTGGACGGGAGCGGATGAGCCGTGGCAGTTCTTAGCATTTTGTTTTGAATGGGGTGAGTTATTAAGCATGGGTGGACGGGGATTTAAAACCCGTCTGCCCGTCGCTATGGACGCGTCAAACAACGGCATACAATTACTTTCTTTGTTGGGTAGAGATGAGATCGGCGGTCGAGCTACAAACGTGTCAGCCACGGAAGCTCCCGCCGATCTCTATCAATTTGTAGCGGATCAAGTATCAGAAGAATTAAAGAAGAAAGCTAAGAAGGG